AGGGATTTGGTGAGGCCACGGTCGAGCACCTCAGCGAATTATTGGATGCTGTAAAAATTCAATTTGGCCAGGATGCCGATGCTTTAATAGCTTTAATAAAAAGTAAGATGTTGAAAGTAGAAACTCCTTTAGGCTTGACTCCTGCTGATGTGGCTGAATTAGATGCCGAGATGAAGAAACTTAGAGGTACATTAGATGATGTTGGCGAAAGAATAGATAGGATGAAAACACCTATGGAAGAATGGGCGGATAATGCCAGGGATGTAGCAACCCGGGTGGGAGAAGCATTTGCAAATGCTTTTGAGAGGATGGGAGATGAATTAGCAGATTTCTTGGTAGAAGGAAAGGCAAATTTCAAGGATTTTGCTAAATCGATATTAAAGGATTTATTAGCAATATATATGAGGGCACAGATAGTAATGCCTTTGGCTATGGCACTTGGGTTTATTCCCACATCGACTAATGCACCTGGTTCATCTACACCTGGTAGTTCAACATTTACTTCTGGTGGGGTCTCTACGACTCATTTTCATAAAGGAGGTTTGGTTGGTGCCGGTGGTATGCCACAAAGAATGGTTCCAGCAGCAACCTTTATAGGTGCTCCAAGATTGCATGGTGGGCTGGCTCCTGATGAATTTCCAAGTATCTTACAAAGAGGAGAAACAGTCATTCCAAGAGGTGGGGGAGCGGCTCCAACTATTATAATAAATAATAATACTGGGCAACCTTTGAAACAAGAAGGAACTCCAAGTTTTAATGGAAAAGAATGGGTAATTGGAATTGTTACTGAAAATATAAATCAGTATGGTGTGTTGAGACAAACAATAGGAGGTATAAATAGATAATGTCAGAAACCTATCCAACATTATCAAAATACCCTGTTAGTATTGAAAAGAGTAGAGCTTTTGACCCTTCTATACGAAGTAACCCCGAAGATGGTAAGGTTATAAGTCGTAGAAGAACCACAGCTATCAAAAATAAATTTGAAATTGAATATGATAATCTTACCGCTGCTGATAAGATGCTCCTTGAATCTTTAGAGGACACGGTTGGAATTGGTGCTGATACTATTCTTTGGACTAATACAGACCCTAATGATTCAACGGTTTATACAGTAAGATTATCCTCGGAAGGGATTGTATTTAATATCAAACCAGAGAATTATAATAAATGGACTGCAAAACTTACTTTTATAGAGGCGTAATAATGACTTTGCCAGAAGCAGTTATAAATGAAAAAAATAAAGTAGCAACAGCTAATGCTTGGTTGGTGTTGTTAGAAGTTATTTTGACTGATAGCACAATTTTTAGACTTGTTAGAAATGATGAGGATATAGTATTTGAGGGTGATACTTACACCGCTTTTAATTTTCAATTGGACCCGACAGAAGTAAATAGTAAGGGTCAAATACCAACTTTAACTTTAAGAGTTAGTAATGTAAGTCTTTTATTACAAGCTAAGATGAAAGAACTTGATGGTGGTATAGGTTCTACTGTTAATATGAAAGTGATAAACTCTGGATTATTAGCCAGCGATTTTAGTGACTTAGAAATGAATTTTGAAGTTCTTGCTGCAAGTCAAACTGACTTATGGGCAGAATTTATTCTTGGTGCTCCAAGTCTTTTGAGACAGAGATTTCCGTTAAATAAGTATATAGCATCTCTTTGTGGTTTTAGATTTGAATCTGCCGAGTGTTCCTATGATAGAAAAGTTGTAGTTGGCGTTACTTTATCTGACCCAGTATCTTTAGAGATAACCGCTCATGATTTTGAAGTTGATGATGCTATTACTCTTTATACCATCAATGGAATTACTGGAAGTATAGAAGGCAATTATCTGATTAAAGCAGATACCAATACTAATAATGTAACTCTTAAAACAACAGCAGGAGTAGACGTAGATGGTGGGGATTTTGCTGGTTCTTATACAAGTGGTGGTGAAGCTGGTTATACCACTTGTGAACGAACCTTAACAGCTTGTCGTAAGAGAGAAAATGCTGTAAGATTTGGTGGATTTCCTGGTATGAGAAGTGGGGGTGTTCGAATTGCATAATGTAGAGTATCAAAATCTTGTTGGTAAACCTTTTAGATTAGGAGCTCGTGGTCCAGACTACTTTGATTGTTGGGGTATATGCTTAGAAGTAGGTAAAAGAGCAGGTATAAAATATCCTAAAGATTTTACACCGGTAAAAACCATCGACCAAGATAAAGCCATAAGAGATGGATTAGATAAAGATTTTGATAAAATAAAAAAACCTGAACCATTTTGTATTGTAACTTTTAGAATCAATCCTCCGTTTCTAGACCATTGTGGAATTGTATTATCAAATTGTATGAGTTTTTTACATACAATGAAAAATCACTCAGTGTCTATTAACAGACTGGACCATAAAATATTAGTTAAAAGAATTGAAGGTTTTTACAAGCTTAAATAATGAAACTAATTAGAATTAACAATCCATTTCAAAGACAAAATCAAGATGTATCCGTGGTTCCTTACACTAATCAGTCCATAGAAACCTTAATGGTTGAGGTTCTTGATAAAATAAATGCTGAGTATGGTACATTTTTTACTCTTAAACAAGCCGAAGATATTTTTCGTATCAGTATCAATGGCTTGGTAATACCTACAGTGTTTTGGTCAACTACTAAACCAATAGAGAATGACCAAATAGTTTTTATGCCTATAGTCGCTAAAGGTGGTTCTGATAAACAAATTCTTAACATAGTTGTTATGGTGGCTTTGGTTATAGCGATTGGGCCAGGAGGGATGGGGGCTGATATTGCTGGAATGATAGGTGTTTCAAGTACTGTTGGAGTTGCTATTGTTGGTGCAGCAGTTTTGGTTGGGGCCGGTATACTGTTGCAGTCCTTAACACCTGCACCACAAGTTAAAGGTTTGAATACAGGAGATTTTGAAACTTCTGCTACTTATGGATGGTCACCGGCCACCACACAAAAACAAGGAATCGTAAGACCAAGATTTTATGGTAAAAATAAACTCTACGGTAACGTAATTGCTGTACATACTGAAATAGATGATACAGATGATTCAAAACAAAATATAAAAATGTTAATTAGTCTTGGGGCGGGTCCAGTTCAAGGGATTGTTTCTGATACCATCAAAATAAATGACCAAAACAGTGATAATTTTACAGATGTTAATACAGAGGAAAGGCTGGGCACCTTAAATCAATCTGTTGTAAGTTTCTTTGGGGAGACTAAACCAGAGTATCGTCCAAATAGAATTGTGACTAACGACAGTGGGGCTATAACATACACAACCCCGGATAAAGATTTTGATGGTTTAGAAATAGAGTTGTTATTTCCACATGGCGTATATTATGCTAATAATCAAGGAGGACTTTCTACCAACTCTGTTGGTATCAAGATAGAAATTAGTGAAGCAGATGCTGATTCTTGGACTACATTAGTTGGTGAAAGAATTTCAAATGATACTACTTCTGTAAAACGGAAGACTTATTTAGCGAGTGGTACTTATACAGGTGGTAGTCCAGTCACTATTAACAATGGCACAAAATATGATATTAGAGTTTCAAAAACAACACCAGACCAAACATCTTCTCGTTATGGTGACCAGTTAAGATTAGGTAGTATAAGGGAAGTTATTAACGATGATTTCATTTATCCGGGTACTGCTTTATTGGCTATCGAAGCATTAGCCACAGACCAATTATCTGGAGCATTGAATATTTCTTGCATCCAAGAAGGATTAATTGTAAATGTTTATGATGGCTCTAATTGGTCTTTAGAATACAGTAATAATCCTGCTTGGGTTTTGTTTGATATATTTACACAACCAGTTATTAGTGGAGATGGTTCTCCTGGGAGTCCTTATACCGTTGAAAGATACGAAGGAGCAAATCCAAGTAGGTTAAATACTTCTAAATTTTATGAATTAGCTGTATCTTGTGATACAGACACAATACCTGATGGGAAAGGTGGGACTGAAAAAAGAATAAGATTCAATGGTGGATTTGATATAGGAACTTCACCTTGGGAAGCTGCATTAAAGGTCTGTGAAATAGCAAGGTGCATACCTATATGGACTGGTTCTGAATTAACTTTGGCTATTGATAAGGCAGAAGATTATGTTCAATTATTTAATGTAGCTGACATTAAAAAAGGGTCCTTCAAAGAATCCTTTATGGCACAGAGTGAATTAGTATCTGAAATAGAAATTCAATATCATGACGAAGACCAGGATTTCAAAAGGGTTCCTTTCACCTTAATAGAAAATACTCTTTCTAATTATTCCAGTAGAGCTACTTTAGAGTTGTTTGGTATAACAAAACAATCAGAGGCGTGGCGGGCTGGTATGCATCGTCTTAAACAGAATCGTTATCTTAAATCTATCATAGAATTTGAAGCAGATATAGATGCTGTCAATTCTACTCTTGGAAATGTTATAGCAGTTCAACACGATATTCCAGATTGGGGTCAAGGTGGTAGAGTTATTTCAGCAACCACTTTATCAATTATAGTAGATAAAGATATGATATATGTCAGTGGGTCTCAACATGAGATTTTTGTTCGTAAAGCAGATGGTACTTTAAATCTACTGACTACGACCAGCAAGTATAATGATATTATTGGAGTGGACCAGGACAACAAACAATTCACAATTTCTGATAATTTTGTTAATGAGTATTTATCTGGGGATAGTATAAAGGTAATAGATTCAATTGGTAATGATGGGACATTTACCTTGTCGACAGGGGCTGTTTATAACGCAGGTGTTACTACAATAACAGTAAATGAAGCAATACCAGATAGTATGGAAGATAGTGCCAGTTGGTATGGTGGATTGTATAATCAGAGGAGGATAGTAGTAAGTTCAGTATTCAAGAATGCAAGCGATGCCGCCGAAGCTCCAGCGAAAGATGATCTATATACCTTTGGAATCCAAGACCTTCATGCCCGTCAGTATCGTATTTTGAAGATGAGTAAAACTTCCGACCAGTATATAAAACTAATCGCTATAGAATATAATGCATTGGTTTACGATGCAGATGGAGAAGATCCGATTATTGCTACAGAAGAGGGCATAACATCTCCTGATTCAGACAATAGTGGTGGAAATACAATAGTATTAAATCCATCATGGGGCGACGTGGAAAGAAGATATCCACCAATAGCTTCAATTGGTCCACCAGTGTTAGACGTTCCACAGATTACAGATATTTTGTTTAGTGATGATGTATTAAATTTACAAATTACTTGGGCAAGTGGGGTAATTAGTTATAAAGGTGCTGTGTTTGCAATTTCATCTGGATCAAGCTCAACTAAAAAATATGTTTACTGGGATAGCAACTCTAATCCGACGACTTTGCAGTCTACTAGTACCCAAACAGATGCAGTTGGAGCAGATAAATTTATATTAGCCGTAAATAATAGCGGAATAGCTTTTCCTATCGGAGTTGGACAACCATATTGGGGAGAACTTCTTGTTGTAGAAACTTTGTCTGCTCTAACTGCTCAGCTTGGAGATGTTTTAGCTGGCTCAATAACAGGTTCTATTATAACTGGTGGTATAATTAGAACTTCTGTTGGCGGGCGAAGGGTACAAATAGATTCTGGTGGTGTTAAACTATTATATGGAGAATCGGGTGGTAAAATTGGCACAACAGCTAATGGAGGCGATAATATAGTTGTAGGAGCTTCTATTCAAAAAGATATAACTGATGTTTCAAACGCTGATCAAGCAGTTATAGACTGCGACGCAAGTGTATTTGAAATCGGTAACTTGGTTCGTGTAACAGGTGTAGTTGGAATAGAAGAAATAAATTATGCAAATGCTGGGCTATTAGAGATTGTAGATATTCCTTCTTCACTTGATTCTATTACTGTGGATTTTGATACTGATGAAAGCGGAATAGGTGCTTATGTTTCTGGTGGTGTAATAGAAGCAGGATTTGGAGCATTAGTCGGTGCAGGATTTTTAGCCACAATAAATAATACGACTGCTGGCAAAGAAGTTCCATTTAGAGTTGAATCAGAACAAAGTGTTGGTGATTTTCATTATTTTAATCGCCAAAATGATCCATCCGGTACTTCAGAAATTGGTGATACTTGTGTAGTATCAGGCGTTCATAAAACTTGTACAGTTGCGGGCACTCCCGGAACATGGACAATAACTGGTAGCCAATCTTAAGGAGGTAATATGGCAAATGTAAATATAGAAATATCAAATGACAGCGTAGAATTTGAAGAATTAAAATTCATGGTAAAACAAGCTCAGGCTCAAGATCCAACTATGACACCAAGCCAATATGTAACAAACATTCTTATGGGCTATTTAAAGAATAGAGTTTTAAATATTTACAAGGCTCATGCTACTTCTCAACCTACAGAAATATTAAAAGAAAAATTTGGTCCACTTTCAGAAGTAAGGAGTTAATAAAATGGCAACTAATTTTCCAACATCATTAGATGATTTTATCAATTATGTTGACGGAACAACAATATTAGAGGCAGCATTGTTAAACGATATGCAATTTGCTATAGAGGAATTGGAAGCTAAAGTTGGTGTAGATTCAAGTATTACTGTTACAAGTCACGATTATAAAATAGACGCACTTGAAGAATATACAATTTATGATAGTGGCTGGTTCGCTGTTACAAAAGCAAATTCATACACTAAAACACATAATTTAGGCTCTCAGATATTAGAAGTCACTGTGTTACAAGCTCCTGATGATGGAGGAAATCCCGATACTGACTTAATTCATAAAGAATATTGGGCTGGTATTTCTGCTATTGGTAATTATGGTCCAGGTGTAAGAATATCTTCATCAACTCAACTTGTCATAACAGCAGGAGAATCTGGTGCTATTTATTATCTTAATACAAGTGGAGCAGATGTAGCTGCTAACAGTGGGCATTATAGAGTTATTGCAAGAAAAATTGCATAAATGAATGATGTTTATATTATAGGCGGTGGACCGAGTCTTAGAGAAATTGATTTCAATAAGCTCAAAGACTTAGATACCATTGCAGTTAATATGGCAGCTTTTGATGTTCCAAATCCAACCTATTGTATTACAGCAGATTCAGGAATTTTTCGTAAGATTCAAGAGGGAGGTTTTAAGGGTATAGATACCACATGGGTTATGGTTACTAATGCCGAACATTGTACTATGAAATTTCGGAAGGGGGTATTTAAGAACACCAAAACAGGCTTCGTGCATAATCCTTTTTGTGTGAATTTACTGATAAGAAATGCCGGTGTTGATGGTATAGGATTTTCTTTCAAGGATTTTAGGACTGGGTACAATAGTGGATTTTGTGGCTTCCAATTAGCAGTCCTTTTAAGATATAAAAAGATATATTTATTAGGAGTCGATTTGAATCCCAATGCCTCGAAATGTCATTATCATAATAGGTATCAAGGAGGAAAAGGGAGAATATCCAATGGGCGTTTGGATTTGTATTATAATGGTTTCAAATCGGCCTTCAAAATCATTAAGAAGGAAACGGATATACAGGTTTTTTCCTGTTCTAAAACCAGTCGTCTTAATCAACTCATTCCTTATATACCCTTTGGAGAATTATGAAACTTTCTATATTAATATGTACGATAGGGGGACGTGAAAGACTCTTAAATCGCTTGTTGAAAATGTTGGAAAGACAGACAAGCAAGCAGGTTGAGATACTGGTTGAAAAAGATGATAAAGAAATGACCATAGGAACCAAACGAAACCGTCTGCTTGAGCAGGCAAAA